TTTATAACAAAAATTTAGGTGACGTATAGCAACCAATAAATATTAATGATTTCAATAAATTAATTATTATTTAAATTACTATCGTTCCGAAATTATACATGACGTTCCGAAATTATAGCTTGGTTGGTTGGACAATCTTATTCCTCCTTATGTAACGTCTTGTCATCTGGGCGTTTGTATGGCCAAGTTGTTTTTGAGCCGATTCGGTGTCAGACGACAAAAATTTATCTGTACCAGCTTTTGCGCGTATATCTCTGAATTGAACAGCGAGAAGTTCATCTGAAAATTCAGGATGTTTTTTAGCGGCTTTGGCTCTTAGCTTGATAAACCAGTGAGTCAGGATTATTGGCTTTAACCTATTTCCGTACTTGTTGCAGAATAGATAGGGTTTATTTTCCTCCATTCTTCTATCTAAGATCTCTTTTAACTTACCTACAATTGCGATACTTACTTTATTTTTTGTTTTTTGCTGTCTAACTTGCCATACTCCATCAATGATTTGACTCGGCTGGAGATTAACTATATCAACTGGTCTTTGTCCTGTAAGGTAAGCCACGTCAAGCAAGTCTCTTAATATCGGATCAGCTGATTCTCTTAACATTTCAAAAATGTGGTCTTCCACGTAAATGTCGCGGAACTTAACCTTGTATCGCTGGATTCCTTCGCTCGGGCAGGAGTATTTTGTATATCCCCATTCACGGGCTTTCATCCATATGTGGTGAAATAATGCAACCTCATTATTTGCTGATGCAGTTTGATGTTTTCGCCAGTCTAAATATTGTTTTATATGGTATGGCTCAATGTCATCAAGCGGGGCTGGTGGATTGCCGAAAAACTCAAGCAAGCGTTTAATGTTTGTTTTGTTGGTTCTTTGCGTTCCTTCTGCCTTCATCGGCAATACTTCATTTTCATATCTTATTGCAACTGTCAAGAATGTGGCGACTTCACTTTTCATTAAAACCCTGTCACAATTGAGCTTAGCCGTTTCTAATACAGCTAGATGCTTATCCGTCCCCAGTGACTTTTCTTTTTTATCTATCATTACATAATAGTAATAGGTTACAATCTTCCCATTTTTTCTTTGGCGTTTACGACATAACAAGTTTTGTGGTAAGCCCTGGTTTTCGCGCTTACGTGGTCTGGCCATACATACCTCCTACGCCTGTAGCACAGATGGTCTCCAAGCATTATTTTCATAATTTTGAGATTCAGTTTTAGCAGTTCGAGATTTTACTTTGTCATAATCTCTGCGTACAATAGGATACCCGTTGGCGTTCCGCTTAAAAGGTATACCCATCGCATTTAGCTGCTCAACAACAAGAGATTTCTGCTTTCTGCCAGTCAAAAACTCAATTTCTGCTTTTGATAAAAAATCTTCGTAGATATTAATATCCATATTTACTCCAATAAAAATCCATTATTTGTTTGATTTAAATCTAGCGGCTTGTATCTCGTTTACGGCCTTGTAAATTCTGTATCTTTGAGAGATTGGGATTGCTAATTCGCCAGGATACATTTTTAAAAAATAGTATCCATTTGCAATCCAAAATTCTGCTTTATTTCTTTTATTTATCAAAGTAAATTCATCAGATACCCATTCTTGAGGGGTATTCTCCAAGCTATCTAGTAACTCTTTCCATGGGGTTACAGGCTCACGTTTAAGCAATCTACAAATAAATAGAGGTGTTTTGTACATTTTTTACTCCAATAAAAAACCGCCCAAAAGGGCGGTATGTCAATGATTAATCTTCTTTATTTCTTTCCGTCAACTTGTACTGACGGAAGAAAGCTTGCGCGGCAAATGCGATTGCAATTCCGGAAAGAACTCCCAAGAAATACATTTTGTTACTCCATTTTATCTAGATAAAACATAATAAAAAGGATGGCTAATGCCACCCCACCTAAAACAACGCCAGCTAACCAACCTGACATTATTGACCAACCTTAACAAATGGTACACTTCCGCTTGGTGTCATGGTTGTTGGCAGTACACCATTCCATTTTTCGGCTGCGGTTAAGTCCACAAGTTGACGGTTTTCTTTTAATGCCTCGCCTTTGGCGCGAATAGCGGCTGCTTCCGCCTCACCGGCTAATCGCACTTTTTCGGCATCGGCTTTAGCTTGGATTACTTCGGCATCGGCTTTGGCTTGTGCGTCAACACGGGCAATTTCGGCTTTTTTCTGCTGAATAATCAAATTGCGCTCTTCGGTTTGAATTGCGACGTTCTTTTGAACACTTTCTTCCACACGTTTTTCATATTCTTTGTTGAAGTTGATCACGCTTTGAACCGCAGTAATTTCAATAGGATATCCTTTCACCGCCTCTCGGATTTGCGCCGTAATATCATTGGTTAATTGCGCCCGATTTTCCAACGCCAACTGTGCTGAATAGCGTGAAAACACGATTTCCAACGCTTGACGACTACGTGGCTCAAGAAGTTGGTTGATCATGTTATCTGTATTGCGGTAGTTTTTGTAAACCGCCACTGGGTCGGTTAATTTGAACGTGATGGTTAGCGCCGTGGTGACGGTTTGTGTATCTCTGGTATAAGCGGAAATACCAGAGGTAATATCACCAACGTCATCAAATTTTCCGATAGTGACTTTTTGCTCACGTGTGCTAAATACAACATCATCTTCAAGCCAACTACGCCAGTGTAACCCTGCCGATTTAGTTTCTTGAATTTCGCCATAGCGGGTCACTAAGCCAATTTCCCCTTCGTCAACCGAAAATGGTGAGCAGGCGGATAATGACGCTGCGATAGTGCAGGCGACCACAACATGAATGATTGATTTTTTCATTTTTTCTTTTTCCTCTTTGTTGTTAATAAAAAAAAGACCGCACTTTAGCGGTCGTTGGTTATTCTGTTGGTGGCAACGGGAGTGGTTGCCAGTGAGTTATTTTTGCGCACTCACCATTAAAACTGTAAAAACGATTCCCATGCACTCGATACGCTAAAAAGTAAGTTTTTGGGTCATCTTGTTCTTCAAGACCAAAACACATCACTACATCACTTCGCTCTAATCCATTATGGTCAAATATTTCAGGCAATCGCTCCGAACACTTAATCCAGTTGTCATCTTTCGGATAATCTACAATTTCTGGTTTTTCAAGGACGTAATCAAAATCGGAACAGCGCTCATCTTTCTCCTCTTCTGTTAACGTTTTTTTCTTGCATTCGGCCTTACCTAAAACCACACCATAAACGGCATACGGTAAATCATTACTCTCATAATTTTCGTATTCGTCCATATCATCTGCAAATTCGTGCGCATCAGTGGCACCGGCCAAACAAGTCTCTCTTGCTTGCTCTAATGTTTCACACAAATTAATAATGTGGATATCGTTTGATATATCCACTGAAAAATATTTGGTCATTTTGTCATCTCCAATTAATCAACTAACACACTTAACAAACAACATCCAATGTGTATTATTCAGGCCCCCAGATTTATGTCCAATTATTGGATTTACGCCGATAATTTTTAAAATCTCATTGACCGTTATTTGCGTTTCATTCCACTTGAAAATAAGGGTGCCGAAATCATCAAGCACCCTCATACACTCATCAAAACCTTTTTTAAGCTGCGTTCGCCAATCCTCGTCAAGTCGCCCGTATTTTTTGACCAACCAAGATTTGTCACCACCTTTTATTAAGTGAGGTGGATCAAAAATCACGCACTTAAATGATTTGTCCGGGTACGGCATATCTGTAAAATCATGGATTACATCAGGCGATACTTCTAAATGTCTAATTTTGTCATGATCCTTAAAACTTAGTTTTTGTTTTCTTATATCTGCAAAAAGCACATTCGGATTGTTTTTATCAAAGTAAAACATTCTTCCGCCGCAGCAAGCATCTAGAATTGGTTTCATCTTGTCTCCTTTAAAACAAAAGGCGCTCACTTGGAACGCCTATTGGATTTGTTAAATATTGATTTACTGCTTTGTATATATCCACTATTAATCCAAGTGGAATGTTCGATCTTTCATTGTATGATTTTGAAAAATCCTCCCATTGTTGCTGAGGCTTTGATTTATGATTGTTTCGTAATCCTAGATTAATATTGCTCTTAAATCTTGTTGGTTTACGCAAAGGGTAGTTATACAAGTTATAGTGCGCCAAATTATCAAAAGGAATCTGAAAATTGAGAATATCATTTACATAATGCCAAATCTTGCTGCTTGCTGGATTTTCTATTACATAAACTTTCGGATTGTATCGTTTGATAATTTCTATCGTATTGTAGATACAAAGTTCACCATTAATGCGGTTCAGAAAAGAGCGGTCATATTTGAATTGGACGTGCGGCAAATCATAATCCGCACGACTTCTAACCGTAAATTTTGATAATTCCCGATTTACTGCACCAGTCTCCTGTTTCCAGCTTGCATTGCCTCCCCACATTGCACTTGCAACCGACCAACTCTCACAAGGCGGACTAGCTATAATTAAATCAGGTTTAGGCAGCTTATCAAGCTCATCGAATAGCTTGTTATCGCCAAACATACGACTATAATCAGCTAAATTAAGATTAATAAAATGATTATTTTTACTCTCAATATCTATGCCGATAGGGTAGATTTCGACTGCCGACTGGTCGACCGACTGATTAAATAGCTCTGCACCTTGCGTATAACAACCATT